ATAGACGCTCGGCACGAAAGGGCATTAAGCCAAGAAAGCTTAGCGCGTAAGATTGGTTGCACTGAATCTTTGGTTCACAAGTGGGAGCAGTTCAAGCGGATGCCTTCTGGGTTTATGTTAATGTGTTGGTTAGAGGCATTGGAGTATGACATCGAAGCAATTAAGAGGTAAGGCTGCGGTATGCAAACTATGTGGAGACAAAACATATTGGTATGTTGCAATACTTAAAGGCAACCATGAATCATCAATGCAAAAGTGTTGGTTCATTTGTTTGCACTGCTATGAGGAAGAGCCGTGGTCAATAGAAATAAAAATAAAGGAACTTACCATGAAAAGTGGTTCGTCAAATGGCTTACAGAGATCGGTATCAAAGCGAAAAGGCAACCACTCTCAGGCAGCTTGGGAGGAGAGTATTCGGGAGACATCAAGCTCGAACTCAAAGGAAAAGAATTGGTGGGGGAAGTAAAGTATAGAGATGTATCAAACTTCCCAAGCCCATTCAAAGTATTAGAAGGTCGAGACATAGCCTTCTATAAAAGACGGAGAGGAACTCCGCAAACTTTAGTCATTATGTCTGGTAAAATATTTGAAGAACTAATGGAGAATCAAGATGGAATCACAGAACAAACAGATCAAAGCTTACCTTAGAAAAGGTAACAGCATCAACGCAATACAAGCACTTAAAGATTTTGGATGCTTTAGATTATCGGCACGTATTAAAGATCTTAAAGATAGCGGAATGAACATCCAAAAAATTATGATGAAAACTACAGAAGGCAAAAGAATTGCTATTTATTTTGAGGGTTTATAATGGCTCAGTTTAAAAGATTATCAGGTAACGCTTCTTCTTGGGATGCACATGTCAAACGAGCAAGCACCTCGCCAAGTCTTGCCGCTGAATATCGCAAGTCATCTTGGAGAATAGATACACACAGAATTATGGCTAACAGAATTAAGAATGGGGAGGGAGTGGGACACTACTGGCTCGAAGGTAAACTCAAGAAAGAGCTGCTTGAGATGACAACAATAACTGAAGATGACTTCAAAAAATACCTTGACCCTACTGCACAAACGCAGTACACAAGACCTTACAATGACGGAGAAAATTAATGGAACGTAAAGGTTTTATCGGTGGCTCTGACTGTGTAAAAATTATGCAGGGCAACTGGTTGGAGCTATGGCAGGTCAAGACAGGTCGCGTCGAGTCCGACGATTTGTCTGACAATATTGCGGTGCAGCTTGGTGTTCACACTGAGCAGTTCAACTTGGATTGGTTTGCAAAGCAGCATGATTGTGTTCTTGGTGGCTTTCAGTCTTCTTACAAAAAACAAATCGGTGATGTACCTGTCAAGGGTACAGTCGATGCAATGAATGGAAGCAATCCAGTAGAAGCAAAGCACACCAATGCTTACAACAGTATGGACGATGCGATCAAATACTACATGCCGCAATTACAAATGTATTCTCACTTGTCTCAGTCGGATGGCATCTGGGTATCAATAATTTTTGGGAATAATAAATGGGAGTCAGCATTTGTCTCATATGATGAGCAGTATTTCAATTCAATGTGGGCAGTGGTGTCAGACTTCTGGGGTTATGTGTTACGCAATGAAGAGCCAGTTGGTATTGACACACCGACACTCTCAACGAACCACATCCCGATTGATGATATGGTCATACGAGACGCAAGCAGAGACAACCAGTTCTGCTATGCCGCAATTACGTACGTCAACTACTTCGAAAAGAATAGGGTCTTTGACAACGCAAAGAAAGACCTTAAACAAATGGTCGGTGATAACGAACGAGAAGTATACAACGACCAGATCTCGGTGAAACGAGACAAACGTGGATCACTTAGAATTACAAGGAGAAATCAATGAAAGACCACATCAAATTACTAATCAAAGTACGCAATGAAATACAGCCTATCAAAAAGAAAGGCAGCAATCCTCACTTCAAGAGCCAGTACGCTACACTCGAGGATGTTATCGAGGCAGTTACCGAGCCACTACAAAACAATGGCTTCTTCCTCAGTCATATCTGTGGCAAGGATGAGTTCGGTGCATATGTATCTACTGAATTGTTTCATGATACTGGCTTCACGCTGCAAACAAAAGTCCCTGTTGTCTTGAGTAAGCAGGACATGCAAGGACTAGGTAGTGCTATCACATACGCTAGACGCTACGGAATACTATCCATTCTCAATCTTCCTACTGAAGATGATGATGGCAATGATGCTTCCCGAAAGGTGAGCGGCTCCCCAAGTAAGCCGCAAACCGTTGGGAATATAAAGCACATAGATTTCTAATTCTTGAGGACTGGGAGGGGCTTCTTCCTAACCCGAAGAAGTAGATTGCTACACGCTAGGGTAGTATACGACACTCTTTCCCTCCTTAATCTCACCTGATGGGTGGCAGGTTTCTCAAGAACCACCCACTTAACTTAACAAAGGAGTCAGAAGCATGACAGAATACGACAACACAGATACAGGCGCAGCCTTCACACCATTCACGACACAAAGACTTATCTTGCAAGGTAAAATTAATAGTGGAGGCACTGACATGAAAGTTACCTGTGTTATGGACGAGACAAAAGACGGCAAGCAAATCATTGAAATATACCAGAAGGTCGGTGTATTATTTCAGAATGAAGGTATGAAAGAAGGAGCTCCAGATTATACTGGCCCACTCTTTGATGATAAAAGACTTGCAGCTTGGAAAAAAATGAAGGATGAAAAACCTTACATGTCTTTCTCTGTTTCAGATAAACTGGACAAGGGTCAGTACACAGAAGGTAAGTCTTCAATTGGTGAAGATAAGATCCCATTCTAATAGCGGTCACGCTTAGTAGGTTTTCTTCTCCGTTCCCTACTAGTTGACACAACTGGCCTCCCTTTAATCGGGGAGGTCTTTTTAAATCTTAATAGACGTTAAAGTGGATGATAGATCGTCCGCCACAAAAGGTTACTTAATGTAATAAAAACAATACGTTATATTATTTTAATTTGGTGGCCCCCCAATTGGCCCCTCAATATAAAAGGAAAGATAATGGAAACATATGCACAAATGAAAGTACGCCATGAGCGAGAAGTAAAAGAACTAATACTAAAGTTCAGCAATAAGCACACCGTTACAGAGACAGCAAAAAAAATTGGTATGGATAAGAACAAGCTCAGACGCTTTGCACATTACCACGGAGTATCATTCAAGAAAAAGTATGGGGAAGAAATGACAAAGTGTGATACAGTGTACAGAAAGAAAACAGTTACACTATCAGCAGCACCTTGGGAAATACAATGATAAATTTATTCTGGACATTTCTTGTTATTACTTACTGGGTTGAAGGTGAGAGGTTATCAACTAGCATTCTCCTACCAAGCGAACAACAATGTTATTCTGTTATGAACAGAGGTATACTAGATGGTATATACTTTGAATTGTTAGGCACATACGGAAAAAATATAATGATGTCTTGCAAGCCAACACCAGTTATCTCGAAGAAACTAATCAAGCCAATGCCAAGGCCAATAGATGCCGATTAAAGATCCAATAAAAAGAAAAGAGTATCAGCGAGAATACGGACGCAAATGGTACAAACGTAACAGAGAAAAAGTTATTGCGTCAAACAAAAAAAATAAAAGAAAAAGACACAATGCTTGGTTGGCTTTCAAAGCATCTCTTAGTTGCAATACCTGTGGCATACAGCACCCTGCTTTAATTGACTTTCATCACAGAGATGGCTCGACAAAAGAAAGCGAAGTAAGTACATTCGTAAATCAAGGACAGTATTCAAGAGCTTACAAAGAAGCAGCGAAATGTATTCCGCTCTGTCCAAACTGTCATAGAGTTTTACACTGGGAAGAGAGACATGCAACTACCTGAGTACTTTAACACTGCAAATAAAATTATTGAAAGAGCGCACAGAGGACTGCCACACGATAGATGGATGATTGGCAACAAAGAAATGGAACACTTTCTAAAAGCTTACATGGATCTGCTAGACATATGCAACAAAATGAATACAGATATTATCCAACGTGGTACAGACTCAATGAGTACAGATCCAAATAATACTTAGATGATTAGTTCGAAGTGAGGTCCATCAATGAATGGTCTGCGTCCTTGCTCTCTACGAAGGTCAATATATGAATTCATAGCACCCTCCATAGTAGGAGGATATACAATGGTTTCCTGTTTACCGTTTGGATAATGAACACGTTGCTCACCTGACCATTTACGAATGTCCATTGGGTAAGGACTTTCATATGTTGCCCAAGCAGCTCCCCAACATACACCGATGTCAAACTTACGAGCAGCCTGTGCCATTGCGTCAGCTATATCATCATATAGATTAAGTTCCCAACTGGCTCTTGACCCTACGTAAGCCATAAGATCTACAGCTATTCCATCAAGGTGTTTACTTTTCATAGTTTGGCTTGCACCAGACTCAACTAATTTACGTTGCTCTCCTTCAGTTCGCTTGCCGCAAATCACTCCGAAGTCAACTTTAGTTACCTTG